ATTATCCAATCCATTATCCAATCCATTATCCAATCCATTATCCAATCCATTATCCAATCCATTATCCATTATAAGTAAACATACAAATGTGTTTTTTATTGACATGATGATCGCGAATGTGTTGAAATTCGTGTGATATATTGTATTGATTTTGTGTTAAATAAACAATAAAATCCGAAAGATTATCGGTTGTCAATAAGTCAAAATTCGTATATATGTTTTTTTTAATAGCAAAAAGGCATTCAGTGTTGGGTCCATTATGATACGGGGATGGTTTTTTAAAAGAATATTTCACGAGGAAATTACCGAGGGGTCCATTGATTTTACAATTAACACATAATATATTAACGTATTCTCGTGTTTCTGGATGAATAACCGTTTGAGAAAACAAATATCCAATATTGGAAGCATTATGTTGAATGATACTTTCAAAAATATCAGACATTATATAATGAAAATAGAATATAAAGACTAAACAATAGTGTATATTGTGAGGGAGAAACCCTCATAGCACGAATTCCCGAGAGGTCAAAGGGGACAGACTTAAGATCTGTTGCGTTAGCTTCGTGGGTTCGAATCCCACTTCGTGCACTGTTTGTTTTGTGTGGTCTCATAGTGTAATGGTTATCACTCGGGGTTTTGATTCCCGCGATCTGGGTTCGATTCCCAGTGGGACCTAAAATGGCAGTCATAGCTCAGTTGGTTAGAGCGTTGGTCTTATGAGCCAAAGGTCCTGGGTTCAAGTCCCAGTGATTGCATATCAATGTGGCGCAGCGGAAGCGTGTCGGGCCCATAACCCGAAGGTCGAATGATCGAAACATTCCATTGATATTATAAACGTGATAATGTTATATGTTTTTGATTACTTTTCTAATCCGATCTTAATTTCCTATCCCATCTACTGCGAAATTGTGTCAAAATAGATTGAAAAAGTAAAGTTATGATAATTACATGTTTAAATTACAAAATTTGCTCTCATAGCTCAGTTGGTTAGAGCGTGCGACTGTTAATCGCGAGGTCATAGGTTCGAACCCTATTGAGAGCGCATAAAATATATGGTTTACTTCCATATATTTTAAACCCATCCATTCATAAATATATTATCCATACACGTATCGTTCATACACGTATCATCCAAATACTAAATATGTATATGAGTTAAATGAACGCATAATAAATAAAAAAATAATTTAGCATACCCATATAGCAGACCAAAATACGATTGTATTAAACAAAATGAATCGTGAATTCGTCCAACAACGGTGTAAACTAATATCAAACAATTTACAATAACAAAAATTACATAATCCACTAATTAATGCGTAATGATAAATTTTATTATTGATATTATTGGTAATTTGTGAAAATGTCATATAGAATATCAATTAAAACAAATATAAAAATCGGTCTATTATTTTTATATAAAATATACTTGTAATATATACTTATATAAATAAATAAAAATGACATCATCAACACGAGAAACAGATATTGAATTATTAGGACAAGGTTCATATGGTTGTGTATATAAACCATCTATTCAATGTGATGGGAAACTAGGTTCAAAAAAATACATCACGAAGATACAGGAAAAAGCATTAGATAATGAGATAAATATTGGAAAAAAAGTTCAAAAGATTCCAGATTTCGACAAATATTTTTCACCTATTTTGGAGGTGTGTAGTTTGAATTTATCCAAAATCGGCGAAGATAAAATGAAATATTGTATGATATATAATAAGAAAACGGAATACATTTCAAGTAAAATTAAATATGTTGGTAAAAATACATTACATAAATCATTATATAATTTGTTAGATAAATATCCCAAGTTATTTTTCAGAATGTATATTAGTTCGCATGTGGACTTATTAAAATACGTGGATATTCTGTATAAACATAAAATCGTTCATATGGATTTGAAACAAGATAACATAATGATAAAAGATAAATCAAATACACCAATAATAATAGATTTCGGATTATCATTTGATATTTCTGATTTTAAACCAGAAGATGTATTTTTTGCTTATGGATATGATTATAGTCCGTGGGCGATGGATATAATAATGATAACATACATGGTATATTACAAAGGAAATGAAGATCTCAAGTGGTATAATGATGTGTTAACACAACAGGATATAGAAAAAGTATTAAGTGATACAATGAAAGCGAATACATTAATGACAACATTTACAAAGGAAGAACGTTTACAGTATGAGGAAAAATGTTATGAATATTTTAAACCATTCAAAGGTAAAATATGTAAGGAATTATATGCGGAGTTATTAAAAAACAGTTATTCGTGGGATGGTTATGCGTTATGTTCCATGTATTATAAAATGCTGGCAAATTATAATTTATTGTCAGAGCCGATTTTCAAAGGGTATTCCAAATTATTAAAGAGTTATTTGTTGGAAGTACCAAATAAACGTATAACTACACTTGAATTACGAAAGAATATCAAATCATTGTTTAATATGGATACAATAAAAGAAAGTAAAAAAATCATTTCTAAAAAATTAAAGTCCATGCAAAAGAAGGAAAAACAAGCAATTGAAAAAAAAATGCAGAATGATTATATAAATGAATTAAACCAAACAATACAATATCGTGAGAAACAAAAAGATGCCATTATTAATAAATAAAAAGAACATCCGTCCCCCCGCCTCCCGATCCAGACCCCAATCCAGACCAATAAATATTCATACAAAAATATTCATACAAAAATATTCATACAAAAATATTCATACAAAAATATTCATACAAAATATACTTTCTTGCATTGTAATTCGGTATGTATTTTATGGCGTTTAAATTCGAGATGTCTATTATACAATAAATAACAACCAAAATACAGTAGCACTGAAGCAATTAATAAAAATGCCCCTCCAAATATTTCCATTTTACGAAATATACAACATTTGGAACGGTCCGAATGACAACAAACAATATTATTATTTTCATCCAAACAAGCATCATCACTAATAAACTCATAAAAATAACATTTATCATGATAGTAAGAATCCTCGCAAATAATATCACTACAACGATCGCCGTCGCTATCGTAGCCATCGTCGCCTTCATATATGGTTGGTTGATAAGTCGGCATACGTGTTTTAAATACACCATAACAGCATTCATCTATGGAATCTTTGTAACAACAATCAACCATATGTAAACAAGAATGACAAGTGGGATAGATTTTGCGTATAAATTCTGGACCCATAGAACAAGTAGTGTTAGGATTCGGTAATAAATAGGTATTATCATCTACAAAATAATTACACATGAAATTAAATATATATTTTGTGTTGGAATTCGCATCACAACTTGTTTTATTTATACATGAATAACTGGACCAATCTTCATGCATTGTATAGACATATAGTAATAATTATTTTTATCATAAATTAATTATTATAAATCAATTTTAACCTCCCGCCCAACCCAATCCCGCCCAACCCAATCCCGCCCAACCCAATCCCGCCCACCCAAACCCGCCCACCCAAACCCAGCAGAGTAAAATATTAACATTTAATTTTATGTAAAAACCGTTCCAATAAGTTACTTTCGTTCCATATTTCAAACATGATATTAATATTTGAACCAGAGATGTATAAACGTTTTTTATCAAAATCATCAAAAGTCTTATTATTACAATTAATATATTCAGAATCACAAAAATTCCAAAAGATCATTCGTTTAAAAAACGCTTGGTAATATAAGAGGGCATCATTACAACATGTATCTTGTGCGTTTTTAGAACCCTGTAAAAATAATACATCATAATTGGTAATAGGAGTTTCATTTTCAGTTAATTGGAAAGATTCAATAATACGTGAAATAGCAACCGTCATTTCACAAGATGTAAATAAATCACAATAATCACGAATCTTTATGAATTCACAAACATATTGAAACAAATTAGGACATTGTGAAAAATTTAACCAATAGGGTTTTGAAGATGCGAGCATAATGCGTTTATAACAAGTACTAAAATTCATTAAAAAGAGAGCATTACCAACAATGTGGTAAAAATTATCATTATTGCCGTTGAAATTCAAGTAAGACAAGTCCAAAAATAAAATAAAATCTTTTTTTTTAAAAATACTAGAATAATAATAAATCATCTTGCTCCATTTGCGATTTAAAAGACAAATAAAATTATACTGTTTATTTTTTATATTAATAGAGTCTTCGCTATCTTCATTTGGATTAAAATATGAGCCATTAATAATATCATGAACGTTTAATCTATTTTTAATAATAAATTCATACATGTGTTTAAATAATAAACCTGGTTCAAAAGCACGATTAAATAAATGGATATCATTATCAATCTTGGAAAAAGAGAATATATTTTTATTGGTTAAACTGTATTTGTATTTCATCAAATTAGAATACCCACCATATAATTTAATGTCAGTATTATTGTGATTATCACTAGACGCTAATAATGATTCTGTTTTATCGTGACATAGGCCATTCACAAACAATCTAAACTGTTTAATACCATGTCGTCTACAATCTGAAACCCCACCTCCACGTTCAACGCGAATGTAATTGGAAATATAATAGCGAGCCATTTTCTTGAAGATCCATCCATATTTTGATTTTTCACGAGGCGTCCATTTTGCCATGAAATAATTCTGTGACGATACAAGTAAATCCACATACAAATGAATACAAATAGTAATGAGTGGATGATCGCGAGGATAATTCAAAATATCAACAATAAAACCACAAAAGTATTTGAAATCACAAAAACTACCTGCTATTTTGGATAAATATTGAAATTTTGTCATCTTGTTATATAGCATCCCCGGGGCACCACCCCCGTCCCCGATCCCATCCCCGATCCCATCCCCGATCCCGTCCCCGATCCCACCCCCGATCCCATCCCCGATCCCGTCCCCGATCCCACCATTTCCACGACCCTCCCGTTTAATAAATTGGCTGTATTGTAACCAATTGGTTTGTATAATATTTATACAAGATGCTGGGTAATGAATGTAATAAGAAAATAACATAGCATAGTATTGTAATTTACGACCTTTCCCGATATATTTATTACGTATGTAATTCATTTGATATTCATAACGCTGTAATAATAATTGATAATCATCACGATATTTCGATTCATTTTGTTTTACAATATTGAAAAAATGTTTCAAATCATCCATAAATGGACGTACATTTTTATCAGTAATGATATTAAAATCAAATGTATATAAACAAGAATATAAGTATTTCAACGTATAATTTTTATGATCTAATGTTGTATTTTTAATTTGTATATTATTAATATCTAATGATTGAGAACTAGAATGCATATTATAAAAACTTTGCGTAATAATTTATTAAAATACAATCTGTCAAGCGAGATATAAAATAATAACATCATTATTTTATATTGTTTATAAATTAAACTAGGTTATCAGCGCCCACACCACCTCTTGTGCCAATACCCCATATTACTGAATCATGAATGAAAGCTTTTGCGAGTGTATTTATGATGATTAAACCGGACGCGTTTTGTACCAATGTGTTTTCCTTTAGATTTACCTTCATTTTTAGAACCCTCATTTAGATTATCATGTTTCGATTGTTTCAAAGAAGATTTGAGAACAGGTTTTTCACGATAAAAGATAAAAAGGGAATTAATATCATGAAACAGCATGAGTGATTTGGGTAAAATAAAATCACGATAAATATTAATCTCAAACAAATTGTCATTAAATCGTTGTTTCCAGTCATCATCATCTTGTATATCTTTCAAATCCTCGCCTTGTAATGGAATATGATATAATAATAATTTATCAAAAAGGAATTTTGAATTCCCGCGCTGTAAAATATTTCGATGAATAATACTAACTAAAAAATCCTTGTCTATGAATCCATTGTTGCTTGCATTAAAGCTATGAATGTCTTGTTCGTTTTTGGTTATTTTAATAATTTCATCATCTTTGTCAATGTATAAAAAATAAATACAAATACAATCTTGATTACTAGTTTCTTTCAAAAAATTTTCGTCAAACATATTATTCATATTATCATGCCAGTTTTCTAAATCGCAATCAGTTTGTGTATTCATTGATAAATAGACGATGAAAACGAAACCTTACTTATTTATGATTAACATAAAATATTATAAAAACAAACATAAAGATAAATAACTAAAATGAATAACACTAAAAATCTATGAGACTCTCTTAAATGGTGAATCGTAATAGATTCAAGGACGAACTTTGATCGTCTATTTATAGACCCGTTTTAATGTTTTGAAACAGCACAAAATAAAAATAATAAATGTATTTACTAATCCTTTCAAAATAGAAGTGAGTTATAAATAAATATAATATTCAAAACAGATATTGAAACCAAGGCCGTCCTTGTTTTCAATAAAACCAAACAATAACCAAATCAAAACAAAAACGAGATTGCTAAACAACCCGTCCCCACGTCCCGTCCCCCCAACTCCGTTCCCCCAACTCCGTTCCCTCCCAACTCTCGTTTATCCCCCGTCCATTAAATAAATGAAACCGTCAGAGAGATTCAAAACAGCACCAAGTAAAAATTGAAACAACAAATCAATCAATGTATATAAACAATAATAAATGGAACATAGTTATTATAGAGAGTGGTGTATACCAAGAGTACAAACCAATATAACATCAAATTATGTAAAACAACAATTTATAAAAATGGATATAGGTAAAATAATAAAAGTTCAAGACTATCCATTAAAAAACGATAAAGATTGGATGCGAATGGTAGTAAAAGTGTATTATAATCCAAAAACAGAAAATTCGGAAACAATAGACAAACATTTAATAAACAACAAGTATTTCAAATTTGTATATAATTATCCAGACTATTGGCGAGTATATGCTAATCTTCCGCAAAAACAAAGGTAAAATAGTTTGCGATGACAGGATGAACTTTTGAAAAATTAAATTTTTTTGCGGTATGAAAATAACAACACCAAAGAGACGTATTATTTGCATGATTAATTTCCCTTGAAAAAATGTCTTCAATTTCACTGTAGATATTCATGGAATAATAAATATCACTTTTAATCTGTTCTTTAAGTTTATATAATTCAGTTAACCGTGATTGTTCGCGATGTTGTTTGTCATCATCACAATCATCACAATCATCACAATCATCACGACCATCACGACCATCACGACCATCACGACCATCA